GACCCCTTGGCCCATTTGAAGCGTAAAGTTTTGCCTTTGAAGCGCCATTTCATCCCCTCAGAAAACGTAGATATCGACCGTCACATCAGCGCTACTCACAAGAATCAGGGTTTGCGTGGGAGCTTTGTTGCTGTCCTGATTATCGTAAATCGTTGCGCTACTTCTTTGTCTTACTATAAACCACCCGGTCAGCTTTTTGCCAAGCTTATGATTGACCGTATTGTTTCCCGTGGTCAAGGCAATCGAGCTCAGTACGGTGCCATTGGTCAGCGGTTGGTTGCTGAGCTGATCAATCGCCTTCTTGGTATTGTCCTGCACCCGGTTTTGGATCTCATCGGGTACATTCAGCGTCTTTAGGATGGGCATTAGAAAGCCCCTGAACCGCTACCTGATCCAGACCCACTCGGCCACCAGAAGTCGGTGTATTGGCTATCCACCACAGTGCTTGGGTTAGCCGCATCCCGGTTCTCAGCAGCATTCTGGATCCGCTGGATCATGGCCATCTTTTGAGCCATCAGCACAGAGACGTCAGACTCTTCTTTCTGAAGGCACTTGATCGCCGCATCAATGATGACGTATTCGGTCCACCCGGAGATGCCATCACAGGTATCAGAATCGGTGGCGAGGGTGGCAAGCCGGGGCACATACCAGATTTGAATCTTTTGGTTAGCCCCCGGGATTGGGGTAAGCCACAGTTGGTTAGCCTTCAGGCGGTAACGGAGGTTGGTCACGCCATAGAAGCTTTGGAAGTTGGGCACCGCGTACCGGTTGCGATCCCCAAAGTTAAAGGGCCGGATGGTCACAAAACTGTCATTGGTATTGGACAGCGCCAGATCCACCCCCAGCAGTTTGTAGAAATCGGATGGAAGCGAGAAGAAGTTATTCACCCCATCGGTGGTAAAAATGTACGGGGACGCCACATAGTAGTCATCCCCGTACTTTTGAACCAATACGTCATAGAGCTCGAAGTAGGATTGATTGATATAGCTATTTAACTCTGAATCGCTAATGAATTGAGAATTGACCATATCGGCGCGTTGCCGGGTAGCGGTTCTCAGCTCCGCTAGCGTCATAGTTGTAGCCATTCAATCACTCCTCCCCTTGCTCTTTTTCCATTTCTGCATCCTGCTCTTCGTCCATCTCGCGGATCTCAGAGATCAGCGCTTTCAGGGCATCAACCACCCCGGAGGCCGATTTCTGCTCGATGGCATTGATAAGCTCAGAAGCGATAACCTTTACCGCCTCATCACCCTTATCCATGGAGCTCTCTTCTTTGACCTCTTGGTCAGGCCCACCCATGCGGGAGAGAATGACCCCAACGGCTTTCTTCTTGCTTGGGATAATCATCTGATCCCCCCCTTATTGAGCAGAAGAGTTGCCGAGGTCAAAGCGGAGGTACACTTGCTCGCCAGACGCCGGATCGGTAGCCACGCTAGACTGATTCAGGAACTGAATGTCAATGTAGCAGTTGGCAACCACGTTGTGCTGGAGGTTTGTGATGAACATCTCAGGAGCCGCCGGTACACCAGAAGCCACCAAGAACACCGGATAAGCGCTGAAGAACTTGTAGTAGGAATCCTTGGATTGCGCCGTGGTTCCAAATACTACGCGGTACTTACCAGCAGAAAGCCGGGTGATGGAGACAATGCCTTTGGAGTTAACAGCGTCCAGAGTAGGAGCGCCGGTAGCACCAAAAGTGACGTGAGCGTAAAGGCTCACTACTTCTTTTTCCATTGTCTTCTTGAACTGGTTAAAAAAACGATTTGCCATGATTGATTCCCTTTCGACCGGGTACTAAGCCCGGAGGTTGGTTTAAGATCCAGAGCGAGCCCCCCCGTCTGGAAATTCGGAGGGCCGGGAATTTCACCCGACCCCCCTGCATATTTCCGCTAATTAGGCAGACAGGCTAACAACCGAATTCCAGCCCGGAGCGTTGGTGCGGAGCTGGTAGTACGCGCCCACCCGGACCTCGCCGGCGTCCGCATTACTAACCCGAAGCATCTCCAAGCCATCTCCGTAACGGAGAATTTGTGGAACTTCTCCGAGTCCTTCGAGGGCCCAAGTGTCCATCTGAAGGAGGTAGCCGGTGAGTGGCTGACAGTTGCGATCCGGGAACACCTTGATCATGGAGTTTGCACCATTGATCATGATACCGCGGAATGCAATTTCAGCAGGGCCTTTGAGCTCAGTGTAGGTAACCTTGCTTCCGAGGGCTTTTTCAAGCGCCGCGTAAGAAGCGAAGTTGGTGATGAGCACGTTTGGCTTTCCACCTTCCCGAGCAAGCAATGCAGAAGCGTCGATGATTGCTTCTTCAATGCTCTGAGCGGATCCGTCATAACGAACACCCAATTTGTTACTCACCTTTCGGCGGGAAGAACCTCTTCGGATTCTTCTCAACCCCTTCTTTTGTTATAGGGTTGTTCAGACTATCGCATCCCTTTCGGGCCCTCTCACTTAGTCGTTCAGGCTGCTTTCGCTTGCCCCTTGTTGTCCTCTTCAGGATTTCCAAGTCAATCAGAGAAGGTTTTACTTGGCCAGTTAGTGTAGTTTAGCCAAACGGGTAACGTCAACAGAGCGATCCACGCCGAAGAAAGAATCTCCGGAGCCGGGAGCGGTTTTAGGGAGCCATGCAGCCAGACCCTTGGACTTAGCATTCAAGTCACCTTGTACGACAAGGTAGGAGCTTGCTGCCCAAGTAGCAGTTGGGGAAGCCGCGCTGGAGCAAGTGATCACACCAGAAGAACGGTTCACCTTGGTGACAACGAGAACGTCAGAAGACGCCGAGCCGCCATCGGTCAGGGTTGCATTGAGGTACATATTTACTTCGAACTGCACCACGTCGTTCGCGTTAGCGAGGGTGATGGTCGAAATGTATGGACCGGAGCCCGAGGTGCTGATGCTTGCGATCTGTCCGATGGAGCCGGTGCCCGAACGGAAAAGAGCGGATGCAACAGAGTTGGTGATGGACCGGATAGCTCCGTCGATAACCAATTTAGCACCTTCCAAGAAGGACATTTTGTCAGTCTTAGAAGCGAGCATGGTTTGGTTGTCGATGGTAGCGATCGAGTAATCGCTCACCCGGGTGAGAAGGAAAGACTGAATCTGCACAGCAGACTGGTTTCCTTGCGCGTTGCTGAAGGTCGAAGAACGACCCTGAGACGTGCCAGTGATAATCGGGATTGGCTTATACTTACCGCCGAAATCGGTATTCTTCTTGACCATAGCCAAGAAAGGGTTGTCAGCATAAACGAGGTTTTCTACTACTTGGCCATCATACAGCTCTTTCAGAGCGGCATTCATGGCTGATAGGTCGAGATATTGTCCCATGATATTAAGTATCCTTTTGGAAAAGTGGTTATTGTTATTGGCATTGCTTGCCTATGTCTTCGCTTGAAATCCCCTTGCATAATGGGGCGATCATAACCGTTACCAAAAGGCCCTAAAGTATGGGCCAACCTATCGCATTCCTATCGTTATCACTTTCGACCCTAAACTGGACTCCCCCGCCACCATCATGGTTTTGGGGGAGCGGAGTGAAGTGTCGAGCACCTTCAGTTTGTCAGCCTCCCGAGAGTTTCGCAAGAGCACGATTTATGCGGTCCTGCTCACTCCTTGGGGAAAGATAACCCGGTGCCGTGGATGAGGCGGTCACAGAGTTATTGAGGCTAACGCTATTGGACTGGCGTGGTTGTGGCTCGTCCTTTTTGGGCGCTAGCTTAGACTGGAACTTCTTAGACTTGAGGATCTTCTCTTCAGCCTCGTTTTCAAGGTAGGATTCCACCAGCTCAGCGGCCTTGTCGATGGCCATTATCTTGCCGGTTTTATTGAAGTATTCCTCAATCGTGTCGAAAATGAGCTCTTGAGAATCGGTGGCGGCAATCAGCTCGTACTTATCGGCATTCCCGGAGACGTGCTCGGTGACCTTTTCCTTAAAAGCATTGATTGTCTCTTCAAATTGGCGTTGGGCGGCCTGTTGCTCCCGCTCTACCGAGAGGCGCTCCTTATCGGCTTGCTCTTTGCGCAATGCCTCAATCTCAGCCTGAACCTTGCTGATCTGTTGGGATTCGGTAGGCTTTTGGTCATTGAGCACATAATTCACCAGATCATCATACTTCCACCCAAGGGCTTCTAGGGCCTTCAGGGGGTTGCTGGTGGCTTCCGTCTTGTACTTGTTGAACTGGTCAATCTCTTTGCGTTGGGACTCAATGGAGGCTTTCTCGGCCTTTAGGCGCTCTTGGGCTTGATAGGCTTGCTTGGCCTTCTTGGCAAGGGCGGCGAACTTGGGGGACAGGGCTGGCTCCGACTCGGTTTTTGGCGTCTCAGCCGGGGTGGCTTCCGCGGCCTTTGCGGACTCGGTGATTGGGTTTTCGTGGGATGGGATGTTCAACAGGTTTTCAGTGCTCATTTTTGCTCCTTGATTTTAGATAACTGCTTTTTGAATTGCTTAGCGTCTTTCTCGATTTGCTTCTTGATCAGGTCATTGTAGTGGCGGCACACGAATAAATAGCCGTGGTAAGTGTTGCAGGTATCGCACCGCCTCACATACCCAAAGGCTTGGCCGTTGTTGGGTTCTTTGGTCATGCTTGCCCCGGGACGTTTTGGATTAGGTCAGACTGGGGTGCCGGCATGGGGTTTGCTTGTGGCGCTCCCCCGGGCATGGCTGGCTGTTGTGGCATGGCCTTTTGAATCAACACGATACACTGGTCATTAAACCGGCGTAGAAGCTCGAGCTTTTCCTCTTCCAGCCCCTGAAGCTTGCCTCGGCTGTAATACTCGAGGGACAGCTCTTGAGCGAGCTTGAGGTCATCAAATGGATCCGGCGGGGTGAATTCTCCGTCATCCACAATCTTCTCAAGCACCTCGTGGAGGTAGTCTTCTTGGGAGTTGGCCAGATCCTCAATTTGATCAAGATCCGGGAAGTCTAGGAGGCGGCGTCCGGCCCGGGGTGAGATAATCCCGGCTTGCATATACTCTTGGATGGTCTGAAGGCGTCCCTCTGGATCGGTAGGGAGGCTGGATACAGGAAACATCTGCATCACATAATCGTCGTCGTGGAGGTCGATTTCCTTCCAATCGATGGTCTCAATGAACTTCTTGCCCGGTACTTTGACGGGATAGGATCCCTCACCCGAGTAGATGTCCTTGGCAATCGAAATGGCGATCTTGGCCAGATCCAAGAAAAGGCGCTCATAGTTCTTTCCGATGGTGTGAAAGCGGTCGGACTCAATGTCATTGTACTCCCGGAGAGCTCGGCCCGAGTTAAGCCCGGCCGGCTTCAGGGAGGATGCGGACAGCATGGACACGCCCACCTGCTCGAAAGCCATGGACTTCAGGCGGTCAAACTGTTGGTACATCTCCACCGGGACGATTGGTGGCACCACATACTGAGGCGGGGTGCCGTTGTAGTGGATGACCGATCCAATGTCGTTATTGATCTTCTCGGAGACGATTGAGGATCCGTTTTCGAGGAGCACCTTGAAGGATCCGGCTAGGTGCATGGAGCGCTGGATGATCCAAAGGATCTTGTTAATTTCAAGCTGGATGTTTTGGAGCTGTTCTGCTGCACCTTGACCCCACCAGCCATACATGCGTTTGCACCAAGAGAAATGGGCAAAAGGAAAAAATCCCTTGTCGTACTTCTCTTCAAATAGGTTGCAGCCTTCCATGTTGATGGTGTGAATGCCATCGGTGGCGTCCACCCCGGATGGTAGGTGCCAAGATTCCACCACGGTTACCTGATCCGCTACGTTCTGGTAGATCCCGGTCAGGTCAGCGCTTGCGGAGTTGGCCTGAAGGATCTTGTCTTTCTTGCCCGGGAACATGGCAATCAAGACTTCGCGATCGATGTTCTTTACCCGGTGCAGTTGGCGGGGCTGACCATAGAAGGATTCCACCCAGTCAACATAGAGCTCGGACGGGAGCACCCGCTCGAACTTGACCCGGCCATTGTGCTCGAAGACGTGAATGAAGCCATCGCCGAATACCGCGGCATCACGGAAAATCTCAACGCCGAGGTCATAGGCATGGTTTTCATAAAAGAGACCATCCACAAATTTGTTCATCTTCTTGGCCTTGCGCTGAACTTTGTAGTCACCGCCGGACGTCAGGAAAAGTGGCTTGGGCCGGTTCTTGACGATCTTAGCCGTGATGGTATCAATCGCGGACTGGACCACGTTGAAGGTGATCCGGTCTTTGAGGCTGTTTTGAACTGAGGTGATCTTGGAATAGCTGAGGCCGTTAAGCCCCATGATATTCAAGTTGGCATATAGCCGGGAGCTGATCTGATATTGGGTTTCCCGCTTGCTGTCATATTGGGACAGTGCCTTGACGATCTTTGCAACGGCTTGATAGCGCTGCTCTTTTGGGACTCTCCACCATTGCTTGTCGATGAATTGCTCTTGATTGGAGCCTTGGGTGGTCAGCGTCTGATAGTCGATCTTTTGCATTATGTCCCTTTCCTGTCGGCAATCAGCTCGTCAAAGTGAGGGGTTGAGTAAAGCAACATCTCATCCTCGGTTGGCGTATAAGACTGATTTAATCCGTCCGATATTCCTGTAATTGGTTCACCCACCATTTTACGGAGAGGCTCCAATTCAATTTCCAAGTTGTCTAGTTTGAGTTTACG